CTCACAATATGCAAGATAGAAGTAGGCAATATAAAAAATCATTAGAACACAAAACAGACTTTTTTTGGTCTAAAGAAATGACCGAAAGACATGCAGATAGGATTTGTTATTGTCATGAATATATAGGAGCAATATGATTAAAACAATTTGGCAATCAGTTCCATCTTGGGACAATATGGTAAAAGATAGATTAACCACAAAATTCCCTGTTGCAGAAAGGTTGCCAAAATTAACCAAAAAGATTAAGGAGCTATCTAAATGCGAAAAGTTAGGTGTATGTAGCCCATCAGACAAAACTTGTCCAAAATGCCCAAATAAAAAAGCCATTAAAGTTTCTAAAAGTTTGCCTTTGGTAAATCACTTTCCCAGAATTTACAATAATTTGGGATCAAGGTATTCAAATGAAATGAGGAAATGGATTATAGAAAATGTTTGATTGGGATGCTGAATATCAAAAAATAGTCAAATTTTATGCTCAACTTGCTTTAATAAATGGATGGATTGAATATGTTAGATATTCAGTTAAACAAAAACAAGAAACAGAACCATTGTTCAAAAATTTGGCAAAAGATGTAGCTCAAAAAATTAAGGAATTAAAAGATGAGAACAGCAAGTAGGATTGATAATAATCAAAAAGCCATTGTGGAGGCTTTAAGAGCTGTTGGAGCTACTGTTTATCATATCAAAGAACCTTGTGACCTACTGGTTGGCTATCATGGTCAGACCTTGCTTATGGAGGTCAAAAACCTAGAAAATTCTTATGGCAAAAAAGGATTTAATGCAAACCAAAAACATTTTGCAGAAAATTGGAAAGGAGGAGCTTTTTGTCTTGTGGATAGTATTGAATCAGCTCTAAGAATGTTAAACATAATGGTTGATTAATATGCAATACAAACTTGTTAATCCCCAGCAAGGTTCAGCCCTAATGAAAACCTTGTGGGCAAAAATGAAAACAGCATTGGAATCAGGGAAAACCCTAGTTATGACTGTTCAAGAAGAAACCAGAACACATGCCCAAAATGACAAATTCCATGCAATTATTGCTGACATAGCAAGGCAGGCAGAGCATTATGGAGCTAAGTGGGATGTGGAGAGCTGGAAAAGATTTTTAATAGACCAATTTGCCTCAGAAACAGGGCTAAGAGCTTCCAAAGTAGCCCCATCCTTAGATGGGTATAGGATTGTGCAGTTAGGGCTTCAGAGCCGTGCTTTCACCAAAGACCAAGCCAGTCAATTTGTGGACTGGTTAGAGGCTTGGTGTGCTCAGAAAGGAATTGAACTTGAAAGCAAACCCTAAAAGGCAATATGTTAGAAGTACCAAACTTTTAAACAACATTAGATATCTTCATTGCCAAGCCTGTGGAGCTGATGACCAAACAGTTGTTGGTGCTCATTCAAATTCACAATCACATGGAAAAGGTAGGAGCATCAAGGCTGATGACAATATGGTTGCTGCACTGTGCTGGGATTGCCACCATGCCTTAGACCAAGGACATTATCTAAACAAAGAAGAAAAAGAACAATTCTGGCTTGAGGCACATCTTAGAACAATATATAACCTAATAAAAGCTGATTTATATCCTAAAGATGTTCCTTTGCCAAAAACTTATTTAGATTGGCAGAATGGCTTAAATTAACTCTTTTCTGGATGTGCCTTTTCCATAGGCAGATGCTCATGCTTTTTGAGCTTATCTTCTAATCTGTGCAACTCATGCTCAGTCTTCTTTTCATGCTCTCTCAAAACAACATAATGTGATTTGGGAGACTCATAAGTTTTGCCTGTAATTTTAAAGTTTTTCATGCTATTTTCTTTCCTTCTTTAAGTTCAGCTAATGATAGTCCACCAGTGTATTGAAAATGTGCCATTTCTTTAAATGATTTCCATTTACCAGCCCATTCCAGTCCTGATTCTTCTCCAAGTTGACCTACTTGTGCCCAAACTGGATGGCTTCCGTCCCAGTCTGGTTTGCCATTAACCACAGGCACAATATCCACAGCGCAACGATGATTGTGAAAAGAGTCACCTCCCTTTGCATTTGTGACAATCTTGCCCTGAGTTGTGCGTCCTTGCGCATAAAGAGCATCCTGACTTTCATAATCTCGATATGTAGAAGTAACCAAGATGTCGATGCCATTATGCTGACAAGCCTTAATAAAATCTTCAACCTTTGCTTTAACTTCAAATAGTAACTCATCTAAATTCCTTGAATTAATCATTTTTCCTCCAATGGTGATGATTTATGTAGCATTGCATCCTTGGCTTGTGAGCCTGCACTAGACCCAAAATAAAAACTCATGATAGCAGTCCAGGCTGTGCCAAGACTACCTAACATAAGTAGTAATGCATCTGATGTCTTGAATGTCTCCATCATCAATCCTACCAAGATACCAAAAAACCCTAATGTGACCATAATAGCCAAGGCTGGAGGAATAAATGAGTGAGTATTTGTTTGCATGTCCCTGGCTGACTTTCTGTCTTGGACTGCCAGTTGCTCGAAATCTAAACCCAATTCTTGTGCCTTTGCCTTCAAAGCTATCTCTGCTTGTTGAACACTTGCTATCTGGTCAGCAGTGAGTTTGCCATCATCAAGCATCTTTTTAGCATCATCCTGAGATATACCTAAGACTTTAGAAACTGCTTCATAGGCTAGACCTCCAAAGGGGCCGCCAAGTGCAGTGGCAATAGTAGGTGCAATTGTCTTTAACCAATCCATATTAACTCCTAGTTACAGTATCTTGGTGAATACCCTGTTTCCTGAAAAATTTTATAACATTCATACTCTTTGCTATTGGGTTTAAACTTTTTCATAAACTCAATATGCCATTGTTCCTCTACTTTATTTATCTGATAATCCCAATGGATGTAATACATTAAGCCTGCAACTGTGAAGATGACCACCATGACTGCAATGCATATTGCAATTCTAAAATCCCATTTTTCTTTGTTTCTTGCTTTTCTGTAATATTCTTGCTCATCCTTTTTTTTTGAGCCTGTTCATACTTAAATTTGTCTTTTTCAAGCCTAGCTCTTTCCTCTTGAAAATCTGTCCACAAAGCACCCAACTCTGGAGGAGCTTGGTAAGTTAACATTTGCCTTAAATCATACTCAGCTTGCTGGAGTTGCTTTTTCTTGATGACATTCTCAAGAGCCTGTGCTTTTATGCTTTTGCCCTTTGGAGGATTCTTTTCTTTTTCTTTTAATTCTTTGTGGGCATTTTCCTGATGGTCAAAGAAATTACCAACTCCCTCACTTAGCTCTGCATAAATACCATAAACTTCTTTTCCAACATTTTTGGCATCTTTGTAGATTGCCACCCCTTGCTTGATGGCACTCACAGCAGAGATGGCAAGCATGAAAGGCATGTTATTTGAAAGTTACATAGTGAGAAACAAAGCCAACAAAGCTAGATAGTCCTGAAACAACCATCATGCCTACCCAAAAACCACCCCTAGACTTATCAGCCATAGAAATAAGTTTTTCAATTGATGACTCAAGTTTGTCTATTTTTCTTTCCATAGAGTCAAACTTTTTCTCATAATCTTCTACTTTTTGCCAAAGTACTCCATACTTGACAAGGTCAATTGGTGATTCTGTGCTCATTTTTCTTCCTTAATTAATCCACCTTTAGGATCAATTGCAGATTTTGCAAATGCATCTTTAGTTCTTTTCTGTAATATTGCTTTACCAAGGCTTACTACTGGAACTGATGCACCACTTGTTAGTCCTGCTAATTTCATTTCTGCAGCACCAGCTAATCCTTGTTTTGCTAAATCACCAATTAAACTACTATAAGTGTTAGAGTAATTAAATGTTCCAGCCTCAGGCTTACCAATTTTGCTAGACAATAAACCAATTTCCATAACATCTTTCATGGCTTCTGGTGGTAAAGATTCTTTCAATTTTGATGCTTCTTTTTGCATAAAATTAGCAAAACTATTTGCCTTTACACTTGTTGCATTTGGATTAGTGATTGCATTTTTAGCACGTTCTAGTTCAGCAAATGTAATTGCTTGGTTTGCAATATGCTCTGGATCAATTTCTGATCTCATTCTGCGTATTGCTTCAGGAGTAGCACTTGCAACATACTTTTTATGAAAATTTGCAGCATTTAAACTTTCACCCTGTGAAGAAGTTTCATTTAAATCTGCTGCTTCTTTAATTGCAGCCTTGTAAGCAGGATTTGCTTTAATAACATCAGATCGTTCTTTGACCAAACTTCTTGCATTATCAGCTAATGCTTTTAATTGTATAGCTTCTGGAGTGCCAGTATTTTCACCAAATACAGGTAAGTTTTCTAATTCTTGTCTAACAATATATGCTGCACCTCTTGCATTTCCATTTGAACTGGATCGCATTTCATTAGCTAAATTAGTTCTTAAAGCCTCATAAGATTCAAATGTAGGATTTTGATAAAAGTCTTTTAAATCATTTCTTACAGCATCTGATAAGTGATTTGTTTTAAGATTTTTAGATAAACTATTTTTTATATTAGTATCTAAAGTTCCTATATCAATAGGAAATTGTCCATTGTTTTGATCTTGCAATGCTTTGTATGCAGAAGATATATTTGCTTTTCTTATTGCATCTTTTTCAGATAAAGCATTTATTTCATGTTGACCAAGTTCAGAAGAATCTGCAGTTGATGGTATGTCTGGGGCATGACGTACTTTTGCTTTTTCAAATGCATTCGCAAGTTGAACAGGTTGATCTTTAAAATGATTAGTTAAATCTTCAGTCTCTCCCCTTCTATTCCATTCTTCAGAATATTTAGAAGTATCACCACTTCTTTGACCTGTAGTTAAATTAACACCATGTTTTTCTTCTAAGGCTCTTGTTTCCAAAGCAGGCACATTAACATTTGTTGGTTCTTGTGCATTTATATGTGCTTGTAGCTCAGGAGAAGCATTTGCAAGGGCAGCATTGATATTGCCTTGAATCATTTCAGGAGTTTCTGTTGCTGCAGCTCCTGCACTTCTTAAACCTGGCACAGTTTCAATTGTAACTTTAGGTCTAATCTTTTGGAATTGAGCATTTAATGCTTGTTTTGCTGTTTGTACGCTTTTGCCTGCCATTTGAGTTTCAGCAGTTAACCCACCAATTTCAGGAGCAACAGGAGGAATTTTAGATGCCTCAAATGCTTGTTGTAGGCTTTCTAAATAAGACTTGCCTTCTTCTGTCTCAGGTTGTGTACCAGCATTAAGCATTGCTTGCTGGACTCTTTTAGCAGTTTCTTGTCCTGCTTTTATACCTTCAGGAGTTCCATACTTGCCACTTGTTAAAGTTCCATAAATTCCTGCTGCAGCACTAACAGGAGCAGAAACAATGCCAGCAATTGAATGTAATGCAGCTTCTCCAGCTCCTTTTAAAAAAAGTGGCAAATAACTACCTGGCTCTGGTTTTTCTGCAGGGGTAACTTTTCTGTTTGATATTGAAGTTATATCAGGGTCTGTTTCATAACTATATACAGCATCAGGTTGCAATTCTGGATTTTTTCCATACATTGCACTCTTTGGAATATTGACAGGCATTCTTTTGCGAATAACTGCAACATCTGGGTCTAATTCATAAGCATCATTTGCCATTAGAAATCTCCACGCTCTAAGCGTTTTAAATTCTTCATGTTATTAGCCAATGTATCTAATTGATCTCTACTCATATCATGTGTGTAGTAATCAATAATTTTGTCTTTATCTTTTTGTGGAATATTTTGTCTATTGGTGTTTTGAATAATAAAAGCTATTGGATTGTAAGAATTAGCCCAAGCATTTTTAAAATTATCATTATTTAAATATGTTCTTTCTTTTCCATATTTTTCTTGCATTTTTGATAATGCTTGATTGTATTTTGTGGCAGCTAAATTTGTTGCTTCAGCTCTTTCAACAATATGAGCCAATGCTTCTGCAGTTATTTCAGAACTACCTCCTGCAGTCCTTTGATCTGCTTCTGCAGCTTGATTTTTTAACCCCATTAATTGAGATTGTCTTAATTGTTGATCTGCCAAACTCTTGACTAAAATATCTAGTTGTGGATCACCAATTACAGTTTGACCAATTGATCTTAAAACCCTGCCTGGAGTACTACCAGCTGCAGCAGATAAATTCTTTTTAATATTTTGTGCAGTTAAAGCACTATCTTGTGCAAGTGTTGCACGTTCATTTGCAGCATTAAAATCAGCTTGCCCTGCATTATATCTAGCAACTTCTTGAGTATTTTGTTGACCAGGAGCAGAAAAATTGTCAATTTTTACAATTGATGGCATTTTATTTTGCCCAGTTGCAGATGGAGCAGGAGTTTGCACCATGCCTGGCATAGAAAGATTGCCAGGTTGTTGACCAGGCTGTACATTAAATGGTACAAATTTACCAGTTGAATCATACTGTCCAATAATACCATTTACAGTTGTCACACCTGGTTGCATTGGACTTGGACCAATTGGTAAACCAGCTCCAATTCTAGTACCTGGTGCAGTTTCAGCAATATTAGGATTACCTGTAGTAACTGCTTGATTAACATTACCCAAACCTTGAAATTGAACAGCAGGAAATTTAGCTGCAAACTGCTCAGATGTTGTTCCTGAACTTTTAGCAACTCTGTTCCTTAATTCCTCATATCTATCATAATCTTTTTTGGTTACTGCATCTTCTAATTGACCAAGCAAGTTAGATGGATGCTTTGGTAAGCCAACTGCATCAGCACTTTTTCTAATAATGTCCAAAGACCTTGTTAATGCTTTTTGATTTACATCACCATTTTTATCTACATAATCATCAATTGGAGGCAAAGCATTAATCATTTTTCTTGCATAATCTTCACCAGAAACAAGATAATTTTGTTTTGCTTGTTGTGCTCCAGTCTGAGCAGTTTCTGTTCTGGCTTCAGCTTCTTTAACAGCTAATGGATTAATTTGCTGTGCTTGTTCAATAGCCATTTGAGCTTGTTTGAGCTGTAATGGATTTAATTGTTGATTTTGTTGATAGTATTGAATGCCATTGGCAGCATTAACCATCTGTGCAATTGAATTACCCTGCACAGGAGTTGTTTGAACAGGAGTTGGTGTTGCTATTTGAAAAGATTGAATACCCATATTTATCCTTAATAAGTTGGGTTATATGGTTGTGGTGCTGTTACTTGATAACTTGGTGCTTGATAAGGAGTTTGGAATCCTGCCATATTAGCTGGAGTAACAGAACTAGCTCCTGCTTGATTAGCTGGGTTTAACAAAGATGCCAAAGTCAAATTAGAACCCACACTATTCAAGCCACCAGCCAAGGCACTAGCACTTCCTACTGTGCCTGCAGCCTGTGCATTAGCAGCACCCACACCCAAATTAGATATATTTGTGGCATTTCCAGTAGAAAGATTAGAAAGATTAGCCAGGCTTTGCTGTCCTATGCCTGCAATGTTTGCTAGTTTGTTATAAATGTTAGATTGCTGTGCTTGATAATTATTGAAAGCCTGTTGATAAGCATTAGAAGCATAATCTTCTGCAAACTTAGTCCCTGCTGTATTTATATTAGAACCACCACCACTAGCATTTAGAGCTTGGTTTTGAGCACCCAAGCCTTGATTTAGCATGAATTGGTAATTAGGAGCAAGATTGCTTTGTAGCTGTGCTGGTCCAAAACTTTGTGTCAAACTAGGAAGTTGAGACTGTAACTGAGCTAAACCTTGATTTCCTGCTTGTAAATAAGGCTGAAATTGAGGAGACAATTGCTGGTAGTTTTGTTGCAACTGTTGTTGCCCTGCTAATGAAGCATTTGCCTGTGTTTGTGCCGCGCTTTGTGCCGCGTTTGCTTGATTCATAGACCCTATAAGTCCCAATCCTCCTGCAATTGCTAATCCTGCTCCAAGTCCTATAGGCATTTTTATCCCCTTTGAATTAAAACTTCATCCACTTTGGATGGGTCTTTTTCATCTGTTGCATGAATACAAAACCATACACAATCCTCCAAGGACTGAATAGAATGGTTTATCCCTGATTTTATTTCAAAACAGTAAGGAGCACTATACATTTCTTCTGTGTTGTCAGTCCTTACTATCACTTTTCCCTTAGCCAAAAGGCTTAAATGGCTGTATTTATGGGCATGTTGGACAATAAAATGATCTTTGGGCAAAACAAACTGCTTGGCATACAAGCCATCAGAAAAATGGTGAACAATTTGAGGGTCAAACTCCATCAAACCTTCATTGGCTTTCAAAATATCAGCTAAATTCAAAATGTACCCCCTGAAATACCACCTAAAGCAGTTAATGTGCCTTTAACAATTTCATTTCCATCAATTACTGAATTTCCTGTAATTTCTTGATTTCCTTGAATTGTTTGTTGTCCAGTCTTCATGCTAACAAAATTAGGACTTTGTAACCACAATAACCAAGGCAAAGCAGGCTGACCAGATGTAGGGTCTAGGAATGGGACTCTCGGCCAGAGTATATTCCCACTAGAACTAGAAGTAGCCATTAGTTTTCACCACCCTCTGCTTTCAAATTAGCAGAAACAATCACAGTTTTTACTGGATCACTAATACTAACCTCATAAATTCTGTCCCTAGCTTGCCCTAATCTTCTCCAAATTGCCCTGTTTTTGTACTTTCCTACAGCTCCAATAGTACACCAATGCTCATTTGAGTAGGTAGAACCTCCATCATTTGACCATCTAAGCATAGCTTGTGGATTCTGTCCCTGACCAGTTTCTAATCCAACTCCAGGCTGAAATTGTATTTGCAATTCAGCAAAATATTGTCTTTGTAAATCAGTTACCAAATGTGGGCATCTTCTAAGCCTTCTAATGGTATTTCCTGCCTCTGTATATACAGCATTATCTAATTGATAGATTTGACCATTTTGGTAATCTCCAACCAAATAAACATTATTAAAAATAGCCCCACAGTTTGATCTATGTCTATTAAATTGTGTGCCATCCCAAGAAAGCCATTTATGCCACATTTCAGATGCAAGATCAAAAACCCAAGTAATATTAATAGTTGGAAATGTGACCACATAAAATTCATGACCATCTAGCTGATAAGTATATGCAACTGCATCAGCTATGTATTGATTCATTAAGGTCTGTTCTACAGCATGGGTACTGATTCTTTTAAAAGAATATCCTTGCATAACTCCAATGATATTTTGACCTCTGTAGTCTTGGCTTACAAAAGCAAATTGTTCACCAAATCTGGCTACTGAAAAAGGGGCAGCAATGCCATGTTGTACAGATGTTCCAGTAACCCTTTGAAATGGAAAACTAATAATTCCAGGTATTACATTTCCAACATCTGTCCACATTTCTGCTGTAAATTCACCAAGCAAAAATACTTGCCTATGGTCAACAATAAGTGAAACAAGTGGATCAGGAGCACCATCTTTAGAACCATAATAAGCATTATTGGATGTGACCAAACCAAGGTCTGTGGCTGCCCATAACTGTGTTCCAGGCTGGTTATAAATAATATAGTTATCTACTACATCACAAATATTTGCCCCTTGCCAAGGTCCATCTGTACTGGGTAATTGCACAAATGTATTTGTCTTAACTACCCAATAATACCTATTAGCACCATCAACAATGTAAGCATTAAGACCTGTATTAGTCATAATATTATCTGTGATGGAAACATAACCTTTTGAAGTGGTTAATGTGCCTATTTGTGTAGATACATAATTAGTGTTAATAGAATAAACAATATTTCCAACAACAACAATTAAATATTGACCACCAGAAAGAGTCCTCATTCCTCTAACTGGAGCATTATTTAGTTGGAGTATTGAAGTAAGTCCTGGAGTTGGATACAAGGCAACTACACCTCTACTACCAGGAGGCTTTAAAGGATCAATCTCAGGATAGAAATTGATGCACTCTTGTGCTTCTTGGTAGATGGAGGCCGCTTCATAGGAGGGGCCGACAAAGCCAAAATCAGCCATTATCTAAAGAACCCCCCGCTAAGTATCCAGCCTGCATCCTTCTGCCTTCCAACCAAAAGTGAGTCTGCATAAGTTGAAACAATTGCTGGGTTCATGTTTGTTCTTTTAACAGTGGACTTCCCTTGTGCTGCAAACTTCATAATCATCTGAATCTGTGTGGGACTAGCCTTTCCATACATAGGCATTAGTCTTTCAGCCAGACACCATCTCAAAGCCATGTTATAGCCTTGAGGCAGATTGATGTTATCAAATTGTGTGGTAAACCTTTGGAATAACTGATCTACAAATATGTGCATTTCTCCTTGGCTGGGGTTCGGCCAAAGGTACACATTCCCCAAAGTTTCTGTGGGTTCATAGTACACAGCCTTCGGCCACGGACCATTTAGTGTTTTGAGTCCAATCATCTGATATTGCTCAACATTTAAAACAGATACTGGGTAATCTAATCCACCATTTGTTATTGGCTGACCATTTGAATAAGTATTAATCCTAACAAAAGCAGAATTAAATCTTAAAGGTCTTTGGTAATAAGAATTGATGGTTTCACTTGATACTGGACTTGAATAAGTTTTATTAAGCAAATAAGTGCCTGCCTCATTTACATTGTTTCCTGCTCCTGTAAGCATTTGAACAATAGTTGTACCTGATGTAATACCAGTTCCAGACAAAGTTTGACCAAGAGAAATACCCCCAGACTGAATAGAAGTAATAGTGAGAACATTACCAGTAATGCTTCCAGTGAAGATAGCACCAATCTGACCACCTGGACCAATGGTGTATTGAGTTTGTCCAGAAACAACAGGAAATATGATTTCATTTTTGTAAAACACCATCATGTCTTCATTAGACCATTGGTCTAACATATCTTGAAGCATATCAAATGCATCTTGAGATGCCTCAGAAGTTGGAGTTTCACCAGCTTCCAAAGCACCTATATCTTTTAATGCTCTACTAATAATGTCTAATGGTGTGGTCATTTTTATCCTTAGCTTAAAGTTGCAGTAACTGCACCAGAATTATTAACACCAATTAAATATCTTTTTGTTCCATCTGGTGTATAAACATATAAACCACTACCAGCAACAGAAGTTTGGAAACTACCAGCATCATTAATGATATTACTGGCTCTTATATAAAGAGGAGCATAACCAGTTCCTTGAATATAAGATGTAACATAAAAAGCGGTACTTCCTGCTACATGAGTAACTGATAAATTTGTTAATAAATCTTTACCAACCCACCTTTCTAAAACAGTTGCATCTGTACCCTCAACAATTGTTACTGGAGCAGGCACTAAATTAGCAGATGAACCATTTGTTTTAATAACAGGTACATTTATTAAAGTGGCAGTTCCAGTATAAGTATCTGCCAAATCTGCCCTTGTTCCAAATTCAACTGTTCCATTAACTACATTTTCAATATAAGCATTACCACTTCCTGATCTAAGATAAACGCCCCCACCCAATAAATTCTTCAAACTTATTGAATTTGTAGCATCACTAATAATCATCCAAGAACCAGTATTTTGAGGAAAAATAATGTTTTCCATCACAATACCACGTTGTGCAGTATATCCAGATAAACTACCAGAATAAGTAGCAAAACTTGCAAAATGAGCACTATTAGTCATGCAATCATGGGCATGAACCCATCCACCATCTTGGCAAACAATGTCATAATTGTTGTTAGCTTCAAAATAACAATTATTTAATTCAATTCCACCAGTTTGTACATAAATTGAACCATAACCTGTTTGTGATGTTCCTGAAAAATAACATTGATGAAATTGCCATTGCCATGCACCATCATTTTGCAAAAATACTGAAATTCCTACATTAGATGTTTGTAATGCACTATTTAGTAAAAATGAACATTGATTAAAATAAATTAAAGCATTTTCAGCATGAGCATTTGAGACATTACTTGAAATTAAATAACTATTATTTTTT